TTGGATAATGTCAAAATATGGATTATCAAAACGAGAATCAAAAGAATTTTTAGAAAAACTGAAAGGAATTTAATATGCCTCTCCCTACTGAGTATCAATCGTTTATTCACTTATCACGCTATGCAAGATGGAACTATGATCTTAAAAGACGAGAAACTTGGGAAGAGACAGTTGATAGATATTTATCATTTTTTAAAGAACATTTATCAACTAAGCACGATTTTGTGCTTGATAATGGTTTAGAGGCAGATTTGCGTGAAGGAATTACAAATCTTGATGTAATGCCATCAATGAGGTGTTTAATGACGGCTGGGGAAGCACTTAAAAAAGAAAACATATCAGGCTATAATTGTTCTTATGCTAAGATAGACACTCCACGTTCATTTGATGAAATTTTATATGTTTTGATGAATGGAACTGGTGTGGGTTTTTCGGTAGAAGAAGAATATGTAAATCAACTTCCAGTAATAGCAGATGAATTTTATGAAACAGATACTACAATTGTTGTAGCAGATTCAAAGCTGGGCTGGGCAAAATCGTATAAAGAATTGCTTTCATTAGTGTGGCAAGGACAAATTCCAAAATGGGATTTGTCTAATGTAAGGCCTGCTGGAGCCCCATTGAAAACATTTGGAGGAAGAGCATCGGGTCCTGAACCTCTAGAGGATCTTTTTGTATTTACTATAACTACATTTCAAAATGCGGCTGGTCGAAAATTAAAACCCGTAGAAGCTCATGATATTGTTTGTAAGATTGCAGAAATTGTTGTTGTAGGCGGTGTACGTAGATCCGCTCTCATTAGTTTGTCTAATCTTAATGATGAAACAATGCGCCATGCCAAATCAGGACGATGGAGTGAAACAAATCCGCAAAGAGCCCTTGCTAATAATTCAGTTAATTATAAAGAAAAACCTGATGTTGGTACTTTTATGAGAGAATGGTTGTCTCTCTATGATTCTAAATCAGGAGAACGAGGAATTTACAATAGTTTATCAGCTAAACGACAAGTAGAGAGGTTGAACAATGACGAAGAAATTAGACGAGAACCAAGAGATGATTTTGGTACCAATCCATGTAGCGAAATTATACTTAGAAGCAAAGAATTTTGCAACCTTTCAGAAGTCGTGGTCAGAGGAGGGGACACTACAGAATCTTTGGAAAAGAAAGTTAGATTTGCAACTATCCTTGGAACATTTCAATCATCTCTCACCAATTTCAAGTATCTCTCAAGAGAGTGGAAGAAAAATTGTGATGAAGAGCGACTTTTGGGGGTCTCACTCACAGGAATAATGGACAATTCTTTGACAAACGGTAAAAAAGGCAAACTAGAAAATTTATTGGAGAATTTAAAAAATGTCGCAATTAAAACAAACAAAGAATTTTCAGAAAAACTTGGAATCTCCCAATCAGCCGCCATCACTTGTGTCAAGCCTTCTGGTACGGTTAGCCAGCTTGTCAACTCTGCTAGTGGTATACATGCTCGCCACAACCCTTATTATATTAGAACGGTGCGAGCGGACAATAAAGACCCACTTTGTAAAATGATGAAAGAGGCGGATTTTCCAAATGAGCCAGATGTAATGAAACCTAAACATACTACAGTATTTTCTTTTCCTATGAAAAGCCCAAAAAATGCAATATGCAGAACAGATATATCTGCAATTGAGCAATTAAGTCTTTGGTCTACATATCAAAAACACTGGTGTGAGCATAAACCATCTGTTACTATTTCTGTTAAAGAACATGAATGGATGGAAATAGGTAATTGGGTTTGGAGTAATTTTGATGATATTAGCGGCATATCTTTTCTTCCTTTTAGCGAACATACATACAGACAGGCACCGTATCAAGATTGCACAAAAGAAGAGTATGATAGTGCATTACAATTGATGCCTTCAAAGGTTGATTGGTCTCAATTGACTACATTTGAAGAAAAAGATTTTACTATAGGATCACAAGAATTAGCCTGTGCCGCAGGCGATGGTTGTGAAGTTGTGGATTTATAATGTTAAAATATGAAATAGATTTCAATAAAGGTAATTATATTATTGGGCATTTTACTTTTCGAGAATGTGCAATGTGTGAAAAAGCAAAATCGTTATTCGCCGAACATAAGATACAATATATGTTCATTCAAGCAGATAAGAAATTGTTTGGAAAGATATTATCAGTTACAGGAAGTACAAAAGTTCCTCAAATTTTTATGGACGGTAAACCTTTTCTGACTGTAGGCGAATTAGAAGAATCATTAAAAAACGAGGAGAAGGAATAGTTCCTAGTATGGAAATATCAGAAAAAATTACATGTGAAATTTGTTCTAAAGTATATGAAGTAAACATTAGTGAAGAAGAATCTGAGAATGAAAGGGTACAGTATTGTTCTTATTGTGGAGAACCATTAGAATTACCAGTACCAGAAGAGGATGATGATAACTGGGATACATGATTTACATGTGGGAATTGATTATTCATTAACAAGCCCAGCAATAACAGAATGTCGTGGTGAGTGGAAATATGAAAACATTAAACACTACTGCATAGCAAAAACTAGTAGACAATTTGAAAGATGGAGTCCTCTACATAATATTGAAATAGTAGAATATCCTAAATATAAGACAGAGATGGAAAGATATCTAGGATTATCTTCTTGGGTAGAAAATTGTATTGTAAAATATGATATAAGACCCAAAACTGTTTTTATTGAAAATTATGCATATGCCGCAAATGGACAACGAGTTTTACAAATTGCGGAAAACATGGCAATTTTAAAAAATACTTTATACAACTGTAATTTGAGGTATGAAATGATACCTCCTACAGTAATCAAAAAATATGCATCCGATAAGGGAAACGCAAGTAAAGAATTAATGTATGAATCTTTTGTGTCTGACACACAGAGAAATCTCGCAGAAGAATTTCAAACAAAATGTGATAAAAATCCCATTTCAGATATAGTAGACTCTTATTGGATTTGCAAATACGGATACGAGAATGGCAACAATACCTGAAGAATATGCTAATTTTGACTTCGGTTTTTCCGCAGTAGATGATGAAGAATATAAAGCAAAAACCACAGAAGTAGAAAAGAAAATAGTTGAAGTTGAAGCAAAATCAAAAGATTTTTCAGCATTGGAAAAGAAAATTGATACTGCTATAAAAGAAATTGGTTATAAAAAAGATTATCTAGAAGAAAAATACGTAGAAGACATGGGTAAAGTTGAAGAATTAATTTTACCTATTTTATATAATCTCATGAAAAATCCAGAAAAAGATTACATATACTGGCCAAAACGTGAACAAATTATTATGAAACAAATAGAAAAAATTAAAGATGTGACACAAGATTTATCTAATAAATAGTTTTAGTTGATGATACTGTAGAGTAGCTTTTAAGACATCGGTGCGATTCCGATCAGCTCCACCAAGGAATGTTATGGAAAAAGGTTTAATGTGGATTTCAATAATTATAATACTTGCATTGTGTTTAACTTATGCAATCCTTTTTATAGGGTATGACTTTCGTTGATGGGGCTGAAATAGATTTCGATTAAATGTGATTATACAGAGGAGACCATCTTGACAGATGTAAAATGTCGTTTAACTTAATCGCAAATAATTCCGATTATACCGCATACTCTTACGCACTTGTTGCATAGAGTATAGCCGAGTTAGAGCTATAGTGGTTCGGGCCAGTCGCTTGGGAACAGAAGAACTGGCCACTACACACAAACACACACAAAGAAAGGTACAATATGTCTAATCCATATGAATTACGATTTAGACTTTTGGAAATGGCACAGGGCTATCTCCAAGATCAATACTCAAGAAAAGAAAACATTGCCATTGATGCATGGAATTTTGCACAAGAGCAAGGTGAAGCAACCACAAGGTTGCGAAAAGAACTTCAACCCGAATCTTATTCCATTGAGGATATTAAGAAAAAGGCTAACGAACTCTACGAATTTGTAGAGAACAAATAATTATTGCGGTACCCCATCTGCTTGCAGGTGGGGTTTTTATATTCGGAAAAAATGATATCATTTACAGAAAAAGCCGCTAATAAAGTCTTGAGTATAATGCAAGAGCAAAAAGTATCTGATGACACAGTAGTACGAGTTGGTGTTAGAGGGGGAGGATGTTCTGGATTCACTTATACAGTAGATTTTGATAGTAAAAAAGGTAAATTTGATCTAGAATTTGAATCCTTTGGACTAAATATTTTATGTGATAA